CGTATAAGAAAGAATACGATGAGTATCAGGGAACCGAAGAGCAGAAAAAGAACCGCGCCAAGCGCAATGCCGCTAGACGGAAGAAGATGCGTGAAGGCAAGGTCCGAAAGGGGGATGGCAGGGACGTGGACCATACGAAGCCACTTTCTAAAGGCGGCTCTAATGATGATAGTAACCTGAGAGTCAAGAGTAAAAAGGCTAACAGGGGTTTCAAACGTACTGCTAAAGGGGCGGTTAAATAACACAACCAAGGGAGCTAAGCAATGAACAGCACTAATTTGAGAGCAATAGTACGAGGGGCTTACGACATCCAGAAGCTGCGTATACAAACGGGTAACCGGATTGTTGCCAACTTCAAAACCAAACTGGGGCAGGCTCCGGGAGAAGATGAAGACACCCTGAACGCAGAAGGGAAAATGATACTTAACAACATCCGTATGCAGTACAAAAAAATTACAGATGGGGTGAAGGATTTTCCGAAGCAAAGTAAATTTGTCGGGGATGAAATTATATCTGACTACACAGAGTTGTGTTTGATAGCACAGTACGAAGATATTTATAACCACGAAGAAGAGCACTTCAAGAAGCGCCTGAAAAACCTGTTGCAAGAATACCCTGTGTACACCGAGTTTCTGGAAAACGTAAAGGGTATAGGCCCTGCTATGGCCGGAGTGATTATCAGCGAGATTGATATTCATAAAGCCAAGTATCCGTCTTCTATATGGGCATACGCGGGGTTGGATGTCGGGCAGGATGGTAAGGGACGTAGCCGCAAAAAAGAACATCTGGTGGAGTCTACTTACACCGATAGCGACGGCGAGACGCAAACTAAAATGGGTATATCGTTTAATCCGTGGCTCAAGACTAAATTAATAGGGGTTTTGGGTAGTAGTTTTCTACGCGCCGGGGAAAACAAGTATTCTAAAATTTACTACGACTACAAAAACCGACTTGATAATTCCCCCACCCATGCGGAAAAAACCAAGAAACACAGACACAATATGGCTATACGTTATATGGTCAAGTTGTTCTTGGTAGACTTGTATGTTGCGTGGAGGACTGTAGAAGGTTTGGAAGTACATAAACCGTACCACGAAGCGAAGTTGGGCATCATGCATACTGTGTAACGAGTCAAAGGCAACGAGTCACTGAGCAAAAGAAAACCACAGACCATGAACGAGTCACGGCTAGGGAGAAAACCAAAAATCGGAAACGAGTCAAGGTCCGGAAGAAAACCAAGAACCACAAACGAGTCAAGGCTAGGGAGAAAACCAGAAATCGGAAACGAGTCACACAAAGAAAGAAAACCAATGAAAGCTAACGAGTCAGATGGATTTAGAAAACCAACCTAAATAAACGAGTCAAGGGATATAGGAAAACCAATGGGATTTAACGAGTCACAATTATTGAGAAAACCAATCAGAGCAAACGAGTCATAAATCATAAGAAAACCATCATCAATAAACGAGTCAAGCTGAATAAGAAAACCAATCAGAGCAAACGAGTCATATGGAGCAAGAAAACCACAGAAACTAAACGAGTCAGGCAAAACAAGAAAACCAACAAGAAATAACGAACCAAGAAATATTAGAAACCCATAGCGATGCAGCGAACTACTAACCAAGAGTGAGTTGAAAATAAACAAATAAAATCGACGCAACGAAACCAATGAAAAAACTAAAACCTTTAATGAGTAGTCAGTCAAGTGAATGGGAAACCCCGGATGATTTCTTTGCCGAGATGAATACTTTGTACGGGGCTTTTACTACCGACGTATGCGCTACACCAGAAAATGCTAAGTGCCCAGTGTATTACACAAAAGACACGAACGGGCTAACGCAGTCATGGTCCGGCATATGTTGGATGAATCCCCCTTACGGTAGAGAAATCAAGGCGTGGATGAAAAAAGCCTACAACGAAAGCCTGCGGGGTGTACGTGTTGTATGTCTCGTACCCGCCAGAACAGATACGGTATGGTGGCACGACTATGCAATCAAAGGACATATAACGTTTATCAAAGGAAGATTAAAATTTAAGGGGGCGGAGCATAGCGCCCCTTTCCCTTCGGCTATTGTGGTGTTTAATTAATGGAAATAATCAACGACAAAGTTCTGATGCTACGTACCCGTCAGCCAGACAGGATAACAAATCTGATACCCAAGAGCAGAGTTGTAGGTCAAGAGGCCGATATGTACCGCGTTGCCGTCAACTGGGGGTACGAAGAGGCAAGGGAGCTGGCACAGATGAAGGTAAAAAATGTGCCGTCAACCATAAAGCGTGACTATAAATGGTCTGGAAAACTGTCTCCCTTCAACCACCAAAAGGAAACCGCGTCGTTCTTAACTTTACACCAAAAGGCTTTTTGTTTCTCGGAACAGGGTACGGGCAAAACCGCTAGTGTTATATGGGCTACTGACTATCTTATGAATATCGGTAAGATAAAGCGCGTATTGGTGATTTGCCCGTTGTCGATTATGAAACCCGCTTGGCAGCAAGATCTGTTTAAGTTCGCCATGCACCGAAGCTGTGGAGTGGCGTATGGTAATGCAGCTACACGAAGGAAAGTAATTCAGTCAGACTTTGAATTTGTGGTTATAAATTTTGATGGGGTTGGGGTAGTCAAAAAGGATATCATTGAGGGTGGGTTTGACCTGATCGTAGTAGACGAAGCCAATGCATACAAGAACGTAAGCACTAACAGGTGGAAAACACTGCGGGATATTATGACTCCTTCCAAATGGTTATGGATGCTGACAGGTACTCCCGCCGCACAATCTCCCGTTGATGCCTATGGATTAGCTAAACTGGTAAACCCTGAAAACACGCCGCGTTACTTTGGTCAGTTCAGGGATTCGGTTATGTATAAAATATCGGCTTTCAAATGGATACCGAAGCCAAAGGCTAAAAGCGTAGTACATAACATGCTGCAACCGGCTATACGGTACGAACGATCTCAATGTCTGGATTTACCAGAAATAGTTTACATAGACAGAGAAGCCCCGCTGACCCCACAGCAGACAGCGGTGTATAAGAAACTTAAAAGTAATATGTATGTAGAGGCAGCAGGAGAGGAAATATCTGCGGTAAACGCCGCCGTGCAGATCAACAAGCTGCTGCAAGTATCTGGTGGTGCGGTGTATACGGATACTGGCGAGATTATAGATTTGGATGTTTCTGACCGTTTGAATGTAGTACGGGAAGTTATTGACGAATCTTCCCACAAAATTCTTGTATTCGTGCCTTTTACGCACACTATAGAGTTACTGAAGAACCATTTGGAAAAGCATAATATTACGTGTGATGTAATCAACGGTAAAGTACCTGTTAACAGGCGTAGTGACATAGTTAATCGGTTTCAGACACTGCCAGACCCTAGAGTTCTTATCATACAACCGCAAGCAGCTTCACACGGTCTCACTCTCACGGCTGCAAACACAGTTATATGGTACGCACCAGTAACCAGTGTGGAAACTTATCTACAAGCTAACGCCCGTATTAATCGCCCCGGACAGAAAAACCCTATGGCGGTGATACATATAAAGGGAAGTGATGTAGAAACAAGACTTTACAACATGCTGCGCGGCAACATACACACGCATACTAAAATAATTGATTTGTATAAACAGGAACTCAACAATACCCCTTGACACATTAAAACATAGTAGTAGAATAACTAGCCCGAAAAAGGAGAGATAGTATGGAACAAATACAATTAGATTTGCCGGAAGATAATAATCCGGTTAACGTAGAAGAACTCGTATCTATATACGTCAAGATCCGAGACGTGATAAGGGACAAAGAAGAACAACACAAACAAGAGATAGCAGCTATCCAAGAGCAGTTGGATACTGTAAGCAGTAAACTTCTCGATGTATGCAACAAACAGAACGCGGATAGTGTACGCACTGTCTCTGGAACCGTATCGAGGCGCGTTCAATCCCGGTACTGGACGAGCGATTGGGAGTCCATGCATAACTTCATCGTGGAGCATAACGTACCGTTTCTTTTAGAGAAGCGCATCCATAACAGCAACATGAAGGAATTCCTTGCGGATAACCCTGACTTGTTACCTATGGGGATGCAGATGGAAAGTAAGTACGTGATACAGGTTCGCAGGGCAAACAATAAATAATAGCTGAGGAGCTAACATGAGCAACATAACAATATTCAAAAACAAAAACGAAGTCTCTACTTCTATAAAGCGCGAGTCTAGTGAATTTGCAAAGTCACTGGCGACAACCAACACAACGCGCAGGATTCAGGCTAACATCAACGGAACATTCAAGCGCATTGTGAACGGTGAACAGATTGGTAATGCTATCCGTGGAGAGCTTAATGTAATCATCATCAATGCGTTGCCGGATGTGTCCCGCACGTTTTACGCGGAGAAGTTTGACCCGAACAAGGAAGCCACTATACCTGATTGCTGGTCGAATAATGGCATCACTCCCGAAGATACATCACCTAACAAACAGCATACTAACTGTATGGAGTGCCCTCAGAACATCAAGGGTTCCGGGGATCAGGGCGGTAAGGCTTGCCGATATCAGCGTCGCGTTGCTGTGCTCG